CTCCCGTGCACCCAAATCTTTCACGTTAGAAGTGACAATACCACACTTAAAATCGATAAAAACCATTCCTTTCGAATTTAATTCAGCCTTGATGGCTTGTGCTGCAACATTGTTAAAAAACTTGATAATGATTGCAGTGTGAGGATTATCCTTCTGAAAATCAGCCTTGGTGTTGTTCAAATCATCTAAGAAAACACCAAGAATATCGGATGTGTAAGTGGAATTGTATTTGTCAAACATATCCATTGTGATAATGCGACTATCGTCCACTTCACCTTCCGAATTTGTGAAGTCCATTGCGGCCAAGCATTGGGTCATCGTCAACTTTCCCAATGTGGACTTTCCAACAGATGTTCCTCCACAAAGGGAAAAACCTATTGGTGAAAAACGCAAATCAGTATTCTTTCGTTTTGCGGCAAGTTTTTCCATAATTGCCACTAATTCTGAATAGCGCTTCTGTAACCATAAAGCTGTTGGTCCATCATTTTTTGCTGCTTTCATAGCGCACGTTTTCTTGAAAACGGTGTTGAGTTTGTTCTCAAAGTCACCAAGATCATCAAGATTTCCAGCGACTGCAGCATCGGCCTTTGCAAGCACGTAATCACATGCTTCATTGTACTCCTGAATTTTCACATCGGAATACAAAAGTGGTGCGAGTGAACGTGTTTCAAAACACTTCCACCCGACTTCACATGTCCACACAAACGTTTTGACCAAGGCATCAATGACATCTACTGCCATCAATTGTTCCTTGGCTGCTTCAAGCGAAATGAGTTTAAGTCCGAAAGGACTCCACTCAATTTGTTTAGTGGTACACACGGTCAACGACATCGCGGCAGTGATCAAATAGGAAATCTTCTTAAAGATAGTGTTCGTCTTAAAGAGTTCCCATTTGGTCAATACATCGCGACCTGACCAATCTTCCCAACCATGCGGTTCAACCTCTTCGGCGGGACAAGCCGTTGTCACTTCATCAATTATTCGATATAAATCCATGACAATACTCCTCTTTTTGGAGTACATTTTTGCATAGGATGCAACAGACATAAAAATATCCATGAAAGATTGTGCTTTGTTTATTT